AGGGGGCTTTTTCTGAAAAAAAAATTTTAAATAAAATGTTCCTAAGGAAGTGTATTAGGAAAGAATTGTGATATATATGGTCAAGAATGGCAAAAAGAAAAAACGTACTTAAATCAACAAACGAGCTTACTTTGAAACAAAAAGCTTTCGTAGATATATATGTATCTAATTGGGGTGAAATTTCAAAAGTAGAAGCAGCCAAACGAGCTGGCTATAAATCTAATAAGCCTGAGGGACCTACAGAAATAGCAAGTAGATTGACTGACCCAAATAAAAATCCACATGTAGTGCGGTATATGGAAATGAAATATAACCAAGAATTAAAAAAACATGAAGGTGACAAATTAAAAAAGTATAAGCGATTTGAAACTTTAAGTAAAAAAGCAGAAGATAAAAAACAATTTGCAGTAGCTGTTAATGCTGAATATAGATCAGGTCAAATGGCTGGTATGTTTGTAGACAAAAAAGAAGTAACACATGTTGGATTGGAGGGGATGAGTCGTGAACAACTTGAAAAAAGATTATCTGAGCTTGAAGGCAAAATCGGAGAAGCTAAAGATATTATTAACGTCACGCCAGAAAAAATTATTGGATGATGGTTGTTTTATGCAAGTGTTTAATGAGATACATAATGCTCATTTAAATACTTCAGTGGGGATTGTATCTATTTTAACAGAGGATAATAAATGACAAATCTTGAGATTACACAACGGATTTTTTTACAAATCTTGAAATCGCATAACGGAAATTTTACAAATCTTGAAATCATACAACGGATTTTTTAAGCATGACAAAAAAACGAAAAAATAAAAAAATTCAAAAATCAAAAATTTTAAATTTTAATTTTAAAAATCTAGGAAATGATATTTTGCAATATCCATTTGTAGAGGTAAAATGGTTAGATATTGAGGGTGATAGTGGTTGGCAAGATACAAAAAGTTTAAAAAATTCTAAACTTCCAGTATGTGTTTCAAAGGGTTATTTATTATCTCAATCAAAAGGGATAACAAGAATATTTACTGATTATATTGAGACTAAAGACAAACCAACATTCGATAATATTGGAAATACAACAATTATTCCAACAAGTGTCATTGTATCAATAAAAAAAATTAACTTGTAATCTAAATATAAACCATTAGTTATAAAATTATGAAATTTTTAGTTTTTTTAGTAAGGTCTTCTATATTCTTTCCTATTCCAATCATATTATTGCTTATTTTACTTGCTTTTTTAACCTAAATTATTTATTTGACATAAAAACCGATATCCCTTATTCATGGGATATGAATATAAAACTAACAAAAAAACAAAGGAGCAATAATGGGATTTGACATTACTGGACTAAATCCAAAAAACCTACACATAAAAGAACCTAAAGAACCAGATGATTTGTGGGAATTACCAAAAGAAAAACAAGATGAGTATTTTAAGGCAAGAGAAAAATATACCACTCAATCTGGTACTTATTTTAGAAACAATGTTTGGTGGTGGAGACCACTTGCACATTATGTTTTAGAAGAAACAAAAGTTATTCCAGAGGACAGAAAAGAGTGTTGGGGATATAATGATTGTTGTATTATTAACGAAAAAGAAGCAGAAATGATCGCTAGACAATTAAGATACTTAATTAAAACTGGTCATACAAAAAGATATGAGGCTAGATGGGAAGCCAGAAGAAAAACTTTAGAAATTCATAATGATAAAATCGAAAAAGAGTTAAGTGAATTTTCTGAAAGTGTAAGAAAAAGATTAAAAAATGATAATCTTGCCCCTAAAGATTTTCCTAAAAAAGATCACGACAAATGGGAAAAGATATACAATAAAAGAAATAGTGACGCCTCTTACCCTTTTTCAGTTGAGAATGTAAAAGAGTTTGCAGAATTTTGTGAAAATTCTGGTGGCTTCAGTATTGGTTAAAAGAATTTTTTGATTATTTTTAACAACTGTTAAAAAATAAAAATAATTAGGTAAGTTTGAAATTCAAACCTTTAAAATGAATTTTAGGTTTTTGTATGTTTTCCCTCACATAAAACATACACTTTTAATACTAACAAAAACAAGGAGCAAAAATGTCAAAACAAATAAGTAAAGATAACAGAGAATATTGGTTAAAAAAATTATCCGATAAATTTTCTGATAAAAGACAAATAATTGAATCATTACATCAAGTTGAGATTAATGAACAATCACAAAAAAACTTTCCAGTTTTTAAAAAAAGATTAGGAATTGAGAAAGATTTATTGAATTACATTAAGGTCGAAAAAGACTTTAATGATTATTCAAAAAACTATCAAAAAAGACTTGAAGAAAAAAAAGAATTGGCAAAAAAACTTTTTCTTAAAGTTAGAGATAAATTGAAATCTTGGGCAGAAACAAGAAAAACTTGGAATGAGAGAGACATACCAGATTATGATTATGAACGTAAGGTATTTGATTTATCAGATCAAGTTGAAAACTTTTTGAAAGATACTTGTAAGCAAGAAACTAAAGAAGCGTTTTACAAATCTAAAAAAGGTAAAGAGATACAAACACTTGAAGAGTTGGAAGAAAAAGCAACTGATTTATTGCATAGTGATATGATTGGGTCGGAAGTTTTATCTCAAATTTCAATGATCGCTAAACAAACTAATATCAATATGACAATTCCACAAAATACTTTAAAAGAATTACCGAGTAAGTAATGGTTAGTATTGATAAACTTGTAAAAATATATAACAACTTTGGGGACAAAGAAAAATTGTCCCCATTGGGAAGTGCAGATGAAGAGTTAATGTGTAATTCCAAACTTACACCTAAACAAGTTAATTGGTTGGAACGATTTATTATTGTTTGGGATTATACAACAAATCTTGATGTACAATTAAATAAATTAAGTAGAATAATTGCAACAGAGAGAGCAAAAAAGGAGTAAAAATGGAAAAAATAAATTGGATTAAAAAAATAAATAAATATTTAGTTGGAAGACAAATTGTTAAAATTGAGTATTGTTCAAAAAAAGAAATGGAACATCAAGGTTGGCATAATAGACCAATTCAAATTCTTTTAGACAATGGAACTTGGTTAACTCCAACAAGTGATGATGAGGGAAATAATGGGGGTGCAATTCATACGAATATAAAAGAACTTCCAATTATTCCAGTAATATATTAATATATTATTGATTAGAGATAGGAAACGTCCTATGAAAAATGTCGACACTCTCTAGTCTTTAATAACCCCCCAACAATGCGAGAGTGGAGTTGGGGGGTTTTTTATGTTATTGACTTAATAACTCAATGGCAAAATCAGAAAAAAATCTTTGGCAACGTATAAAAAAATTAAAGTTAAAAGGTCAAATTTTTCGTATAGAAAGTAATACTATTAATGGAATACCAGATGTTTATTGGTTGATAAATAACAAAAGTATTTGGATTGAACTTAAGTCAAATGATGTCAAGAATTGTGGACTTACAAAGTTTCAAATTAATTGGCATTTAACACATTACAAGAATGGTGGAGTTTCATTTATCTTGCGAGAAGACCTCTCGCAGAGAGCACCTCAAAATCTACAACTTTGGTTGGTTCGTGAACCGAGAAACTTGGTTCGTGCCTACTCATCACTCACGCTTGAAGAAATTTTTAAAAAAATCTTGACGCAATAACCACGTCTCTCGCAGCTCTTTGTTTGCCAAACTACGTTTGGCAAACTTTGAGATTTACAACGTAAATTCTTTCGTGTCTCGTGTACCTTTACCCATGTATTTATTGAGATGTATAACGAAAAAAATTTTCTTATAGATGTACCTTTACACGTGCGTATTTATTGAGATATACAACGTAAATTTTTTCGTAAAGGATTTCCATTTACATATATAAAAAAATTTTAATTTTTTTAATTAGTCCCGGAACCGTGGCAGCTCTTACCTGGACTGGGTTTTATTGGTCCTGGACTTGTGGCAGCTATGGCAGCTAAAATAAAAAGTTTGACAGCTCAGGCTGTCCCATGATAATAAGATTTATTAACTAACAATGGAGAATAAAAAATGACTAAAAAAATAACGCCACCAGCTGGATGGCCAAAAGATAAACCCTGGACCGATAAGGATGCAGCAGAAGCATTAGAAGCAGCTGGCTCAGGATTGAGTCGCAGCGATTTCTGTGACGATGGCGCAGACCTTCAAGATCTTAAAGAAATAATAAAAGGGGGTAACTGATGCCGCTATTAAATTACTACAGTCAAACCAAAATGGCTAAGGGTGAGAAGCTTGGATATAAGACGGCTATACTTCACCTGGCCCCCTTCGATCTATCAGGAAAAAACGTCTGTCCCAAAGCTTCTAAAGAATGCGCGGCAGCTTGTTTAAATACTTCAGGCCGTGGACAAATGGGCTCGGTTCAAAAAGCTAGATTAAATAAAACTAATTATTTTTGGACTAATAAAAACGGTTTTCTATTTGACCTGAGTCGTGAAATTGAGCAGCTCAAAAAAAGAGCAGCAAACCAGGGTTTCAAATTTGCCGTAAGATTAAACGGTACCAGTGACCTTCCATGGCATCGCATGAAAGTAGATGGAGGCAGCACCCTACATGAGTTACACCCTGACGTCCAATTCTACGAGTATACAAAGGTCCTTAATTATTTGGATCATGGCCATAAAAATCTTAATGTTACTTTTAGCGACTCAGGACGTAACGACTCGGACATCAGGGCAGCTATTAAATCAGGTCATAACGTGGCTGTTGTTTTTAGGGACAAGCTGCCAAAAAAATGGCTTGATCGTAGAGTCATTGACGGTGACCGTCATGACCTACGTTTCAAAGATCCTCGAGGCGTGATTGTGGGACTCATTGCCAAAGGGGTAGGACGTAGAGCTGGCATACTTAATAAATTTATAAAAGCCGAAAACGTGGGGGCAGCTTAATGCATTTTTTAGCTTTTATAATGAGATTTATTATTTTTTTTCCAATTTTTTTTATACTGTTATTATTAATTGGAGCCCTTGTTTAGAACGATTCTAATCTACAGCCCCACAACTTGGGGCTGTAAATAATTTAAATTATTTATTTGACATCTTATTGAATATGATTAATCTGGGAGATGTACAAAACATATAAAACACTAACAAAGGAGTTAAAATGTCAGTACAAAAAAAACAAAAAGCAACTAAGTTAAACGTTGCACAATCTCAAAAGCTTTTAAAAGCGTGTGAGATTAACAGCCTAAGAAAGTCATATAATAAATTATGGCTTAACGTCAAAGATGAAACTATCCCAATAGTCGAGGACCTTGGAGGTTTCACAGTTGGTAAATATAAAGGGTTTGAATTCAGTCTAGAAATTCTTAAAAAGAATACTACTAGATTTGACGTTAAAGCCTTTAAAGAAAAACACCCAGAAATCTATGATCAATTTCTTGTCGGTGGTGAGTCAGTTGAACTTAAAACAAACTATAAGAAATAATATGGCTATTGCATTACATATATTTCTAATCTTGATTAGTTTTGCAATTGCATTCTTAGGTGTAATTGTACTATTCACGGTTGACGCTTTCACTGGTGGCATTCTTGCCACTGGTGGAATTGTTTTAGCTATAAAGTCAATGGAGGTTTAAATATGGCTCGATTATCGTATAAAGGTTGGTCTATTAATTGTAAACCACTTAAAGACAGTGATCACAATTGGCAATTGGAACTCGAAAAAGGGGAAATATTGCACACGTTTACAATGTCTAAATTAATGACACTTGGATCAATAGAAAGTTTTGCATATGATCGAATAGATGAATATGTAGAAGACTTAAAAAAATCTTAATCTTTAAACACACGCCCCACACGTGGGGCGTGTGGCTCCCACCCATAGAGGTACCAGTCAAAATCCAAAAATTAAAAAATTTATTTTTTTAAATTTTTACAATTTAAAATCCTATGTTTACTAACTTTACCTTTACTTGCTATGACAGATAGAAGTACAAAGGCTTTTAATGAAAGGGGTTTATTTTTTGGGGACCCAAGGGTATAGTAAATATATATGACTGATACAGAATTATTGACCACCGATCAGCTACGAAAGAGGCTCGAAAAAGTGTGGCTTCAACATATAAAATTATGTCAAGATAATTTCTTATATTTTGTAAAGAATGTTTGGCCTGATTTCATTTGTAGAACTGATAGTGATCCAAAAAAATGGGGACATCATCAACACATTGCACATGAGTTTACAAAGATAGCAAAAAATAAAAAAGGAAGGCTCATAGTAAATATGCCTCCTAGACACACAAAATCAGAATTTGCATCTATATACTTTCCTGCTTGGATGATAGGAAAGAATCCAAAAATGAAATTAATGCAAGTATCGCACAACGCAGAACTTTCAGGAAGATTTGGTGCTAAGGTAAGAAATTTAATTGATAGTCCAGAGTATAAACAAATTTTTGGAGATGTTAGACTAAGAGAAGATAGTAAGGCAAAAGGACGTTGGGAGACCAATCAAGGTGGGGAATACTTTGCAGCGGGTGTTGGCGGTTCTATCACAGGACGAGGGGCGGACTTACTTATTATCGATGATCCACATACAGAACAAGATTCATTATCTGATTCTGCAATGGAGAGAACTTACGATTGGTATTTATCTGGACCAAGACAACGTTTACAACCGGGAGGCTCGATTGTTCTCGTAATGACAAGATGGGCTCAAGATGATTTGACTGGTAGATTAATAAAAGCAGAAACTGAACCTAAGGCTGACAAGTGGGAAAAAATTTCTTTTCCAGCTTTGATAGGTGAAGATGATAACGTTCAACCCGTGTGGCCTGAATATTGGGAACTAGATGAATTAGAAAAAGTTAAAGCGTCATTATCAATTAGAAATTGGTCAGCTCAATACATGCAAAACCCCACGTCAGAGGAAGGAGCAATTCTTAAAAGAGAATGGTGGCAGCCATGGACCGGGGATCTTCCTACTTTAAAACATGTTATTCAATCTTATGATACTGCGTTCAGTAAAAAAGAAACTGCCGATTATTCAGCTATCACTACATGGGGAATATTCACGCCTCACGAATCCATGCCTGATGCTATTATATTAATTGATGCGATTAAAGGTAAATATGATTTTCCAGAATTAAAAATGGTAGCCCTAGATCAATATAAATACTGGCAACCAGAAACAGTTATTATCGAAGCAAAAGCTTCAGGACAAAGTTTATTACAAGAATTTAGAAGAATGGGTATACCTGTTATGGATTACACACCAGGAAGAGGCCAAGACAAACACTCAAGGGTCAACGCCTGTGCTCCTATATTTGAATCTAAACAAGTTTATTACCCTAGAGACGAACATTTTGCGCAAGAAGTAATTGAAGAATGTGCAGCGTTCCCTCATGGAGAGTATGATGATTATGTGGACAGCACTACACAAGCTATGTTAAGATATCGGCAAGGTTCTTTTATAACTACTTATGCTGACGAGGATGAGGTTGAAAGTTATAAGAAACGTAAATACGTATATTATTAATTAGGAGATAAGACATGTCAAAATCAAAAAAAAGAATAAAGAAAGCTCTTTTAGCTGGTGCTGCGTTGTTCGGTGCATCAAAGCTAGGGATGCTAGGTAAAACTGCACAAGGTATAGCTGGAGATAAAATGGCTAGTGCAAAAAAATTAATGACCTCAGACAGAGCATATAGCCCAAAAAAATTTATGGAGTCACAAATTGGAAAAGCTAAGTCTGGAATCACAGAACTTAAAAGATCAGACCTACCATCTAAAAGAAATATGAAATCTATCTTTGTACAAGATGATGGTTCAATAATTAAAGGAACAACTAAGTATGCTGATAAAAAAGTTTATTCCGATGCTATGAAAAAAGCTAGAGGAGAATCTGAATCTGGATTTAAAGATTTTTTAAATAAAGCTATATTGGGTCCTAAGACACAATTAAAAAAAGGAAAAATGGTTAAGGCTAGAGGTGGCGGAATGGCTATCCAAGGTATGAAACCAACAAAACTTTACTAATGGCTGAAATCGAAAAAACAATTGTTGAGGAGAAAGATACTCCTGAGACAGAGGAAGTTGATGTTGATATCGAAGTTGAAGGTGAAGAACCAACAACAGTAGAAGAAGCTGTCAACGAAACTGAAAGATTTTTTAGCAACCTTGCTGAAGATATGTCAGATGATGTTCTACAAAGAATGTCAAATCAACTACTTGACGATTACAAAAAAGATAGAGTCTCAAGAAAAGATTGGGAGACAAGTTATACAAACAATCTAGATTTATTGGGACTCAATCAAAGAGAAATGACAAGACCATTTAGAGGGTCTGCAAGTGTTACTCACCCATTGCTTTCAGAAGCAGTTACATCATTTCAAGCACAAGCCTATAAAGAATTATTACCATCTTCTGGCCCAGTCAAAACTAGAGTTTTAGGGGTCGAAGATAATGAAAAAATGAATCAAGCGCAACGAGTGCAGGACTTCATGAATTACATGATTACTGAGGAGATGGAAGAATACACTCCAGAATTTGATCAATTATTATTTTATTTAGCTCTAGCAGGATCAGCATTCAAAAAAGTTTATTATGATGAAGTAATGCAAAGAGCTGTATCTAAATTTATTCCCGCAGAAGATTTAGTGGTACCATATTATGCAACTGATTTAATGGAATGTGAAAGAATTACTCATGTCATTAAAATGGGAGAGAACGAAATCCTTAAAAAACAGGCAGCAGGATTTTATAGAGATGTAGAATTAAAACCAACTTCTAGTGGTCCTACAGAAATTGAAAAAAAATATCAAGAGTTAGAAGGAATTACTCCTGGTGGAGATAAACAATATACTTTTTCTGTTTTAGAAATGCATGTAGATTGTAATTTAGAAGAGTTTGAAATGCAAAATCCAGAAAAACAAGTTAAGGTTCCATACATTGTAACTATTGATGAAGGCTCTGGACAAATATTATCTATATATCGTAACTACGATATGAATGATGAGACTAAAAAAAGAAAAGAATATTTTGTACATTTTAAATTTTTACCTGGATTAGGTTTTTATGGGTTTGGTTTAACACATATGATAGGTGGATTAAGTAGAACAGCTACACAATCACTAAGACAATTACTAGATGCAGGTACATTATCTAATTTACCAGCTGGATTTAAGTCTAGAGGTATAAGAATTAGAGATGATGACCAACCATTTCAACCAGGTGAGTTTAGAGATGTTGATGCACCGGGAGGTAATATCAAAGATCAGTTTCAAATTTTACCTTTTAAAGAACCCTCAGCTACATTATACCAATTAATGGGTTTTGTTGTTCAAGCTGGACAGAAGTTTGCTGCAATTACTAACATGGATACTGGTAATGACATGCAAAATAGAGCAGTTGGAACTACAGTTTCGTTGTTGGAACGTGGTTCGAGAGTCATGAGTGCTATACACAAGAGATGTTATTACTCAATGAGAAGAGAATTTAGACTTTTATCAAAAGTTTTTGCAACATATCTACCACCAATCTACCCATATTCAGTATATGGTGCAGATCAAGCAGTAAAATCTACAGATTTCGATGATAGAGTAGACGTAATTCCAGTTGCCGACCCAAATATCATGAGTATGGCGCAAAGAGTGACTTTAGCAAACGAAAATTTAAAGATTGCTATGTCAAATCCTATGATGCACAACCTTAGAGAGGCATATCGTAGAGTATATGAAGCATTAGGCACACAAGATATCGATCAATTACTTATACCTCAAGAAAAACCAGTGCCAAAAGACCCAGCAACAGAGAATATGGAATCTATAAGACAAAAACCTTTAGTTGCTTTTCCAACACAAGATCATAAAGCACATATTGCAGCTCATAGAGCCTTTATGTCTACAAGAATGGTACAAATAAACCCACAAGTCTATGCTGCTCTTCAAGCACATATATCCGAGCACGTATCTATGTTAGCACAAGGTGAAGTTGGGGCTATGATTCAAGATGATCCTATGATGCAACAAATGTTACAAGCTGATCCACAAGCTGCAGAATTAAAAATAGCTGCGATGATAGCTCAAAGAGTTGCAGAACTTACAATTGAACTTGCACAAAGCGAAGCAATGGGTCAAAAACAAGATCCTCTTGTTATGTTAAAACAAAGAGAGTTAGATTTAAAAGCTTTAGATTTACAAAGAAAAGCTGAACAAGATATGATGTCTAATGAAATTAGAGAAAACGAAATTGATGAAAGATTAGACATTGAAAAAATGAAATTAGAAAATAATGAAGATCAAGCTGCAGAAAGAATTAGAATTGCAGATGAAAAACTTGATATCGCAAGGAAAAAGAAAAAATGATGAAAAAACCTAAAGGTTATAGAGGTGGTGACGCTGCAAAATCTGATAGAGCTTCTGGAAGAAATGCGGGCAGAGCTGATGAAAGAGGAAGTGTTGATCGAAGTGCAGTAAGTGCAACATCTAATTACAGAAGAAATGTTTTAGCAGATCAAAGAAAAAAAACTATTGAAGCTATCACTCCAAGTTCAACTTTTAAAAATAAAGCAATCGCATTAGGTTTAGGTTTGGTAATACCAGGCGCAGGTTTAGCTTATAAAAGTGCTATTGATAAAACTGCTTTAGGATATGGAAGGTCTAATAAAAAAACTTCTGTAAATAAAGTAGATAGAGACAACTCAGGTGGAGGTGGAGGTGTAAACCAAAAAACTATCCAACCAATAATAACACCAATTCAAGCAACAAAACCTGTAGATACAAATTTAATAAAACCAAAAGATAATTTTTTTAACTTTGTGGCATACAAAGTTGGAGGCCTTTCAGGTGGAGTCAGTTATGGACCACCTCCAAAAAAAGGTCCCAATTCACAAGTGCCTCCAGTTAAAATGAAAAAAGGAGGACTTAAATAATGTGGTTATCAGCTATTAAACTTGCAGTATCAGCAGGATCAAAAATTTATGCTAACAAACAAAAAGCTAAAATGGCTATGTCAGATGCACAATTATTACATGCAGAACGTCAAGCTCGTGGTGAGGAAGCTTATCAAGGAAAACTGTTAGAAGCTAGGCAGACAGATTATAAGGACGAGGCGGTTCTCGTGATCTTGACACTTCCAATTCTGGTTCTTGCATATGGGGTCTTCTCAGATGATGCACAAGCGATGGACAAGATAAAAATTTTTTTCGAACATTTCCAAGCACTGCCGACCTGGTTTACAAATTTATGGATTCTTGTCGTAGCCAGCATTTACGGCATTAAGGGAACACAAATCTTCAGAAATGGTGGAGGTAAAAAATAATGTGGAATTGGATTAAAAAACTTTTTAGACCATGGAATCTTGTAAAAAAAGAAGAAAAACCTGACTATTCAAAAATGACAAAAGGTGATTTAAAAAAATTATTAGCTCAAGGTAAAATAAAAGATATTTACAATCCTAACAAATAATATATAGATTCTTTATGAATCTTAAAATGGCTTTAATAAATGCATTAGAAGATAGATATCAGGCAAGAATATCAGAGGCAGATGCAACAATTAAAATATACTTAAACAATTCAGTCGGAATTGGTGAACATCCACAACACTTAGATGAGATAGATAAACAATTAGCTATTATTACAGATTCAGAAGAAAAACTTACAGCTCTTCAAGCATTTAAAATATGATTGAAGGAGATAGCAAAGAATATGAAATTCTAAAAGAAGCTTGTCAATCTTTAAATGGTGATGATCTATTTACTGCTGAGATAGGTGTTAGAAGAGGACTGGGATCAAAATTAATATTAATGAATTTAGAACATAAAAAACATTGGCATATTGGAATTGATCCGTATGGCAATTTAGACTACCAACATTATGATAATAAAAAACCTACTACGGCTGATTATACAAATGATATGAAGCATCAATTGATCAAAGATTTAGATTATAAAAACTTTTCATTATTCCAAATGGAAGATCATGAATTTATGAAAAGATTTGAAGATGGTGTGCCAATATACAGAGACAAGAAGGAATTAAGAAATAAATATGATTTAGTTCACTTTGATGGTCCCCATAAATCAGTAGATGTTATTAAAGAATCAATATTTTTTGGGGAAAGATCACATGCTGGTACAGTGTTTGTTTATGATGATTATCCTAAATTTGATATGGATTCAGTATTAAAAATCATTGTTAATGAGTATGGTTTCATGTTATTAAAACAAGGTAAAAATAAAATATCACTTAAAAGAAATTAATGTTAGATCATTATACAGTAGAAGCTATAAGAAATTCTATTAACAAACAAATTACAAATGTTAAAGAGCATATATGCTATGGGGTTGAAACGGAATCTCAACTGATGTATGCTAGAGGCAGACTCAGCGGATTAGAAACGCTGCTTCAGGATATTAAAAACCTGCATAAGGAGGATAACGATGGTACAACTGATAAAACCTAAACTTACTGATTTTGGTAAAGACCAAGCAAAAGAAGCAGAGGTTAAATCACAAATTCCAACTGATCCAAAAGGCATCAAAGAATATCTTGAAATCATTCCAAACCCAGTAGGATACCGTATGCTTGTAAGACCATGGTCTGGTAAAGCTAAGACAAAAGGCGGTGTTATATTAGCAGACGAAACTCAAGACAAAATTCAAATGACAACAGTCGTTGGATTAGTCGTTAAAATGGGTGACTGTTGTTATGCTGATAAAGAAAAATTTCCTAATGGGCCTTGGTGTAAAGAAGGTGAATTTGTTGTTTATGGCAGATACACTGGAAGTAGATTTCAAACAAAATACGGTGAACACCGTATTCTCAATGATGACGAGATCATAGGAACTATAGGTAAGCCAGAAGATATTCTCCATTTATTTTAATTAAGGAGGATAAACATGGCAGAAGTAAAAGACTATAGTGCAGAAGCTCTATTAGCCAAAGAAAAAGAAGTCGATTTAGATACTGATAATGTTAAAGAAGAAAATATTGAAGTAAAAGAAGAGGCTATAAAAGAAAAAGAACCCAACTTAAATGTTGGTGAAGTTGATCTAGGTTACACTGGTCACGAAAAATCTTCTGAAGAAAAAAAAGATGAACCTAAAATTGAAATAACTGATGAAGAAGTTGTTGAAGAAAAAAAGGTTGAATCTAAATCAGAAGAAAAACCAAACTTGAATGAATCAAGAAGAGATTATCAAAAAAGAATTGATAAACTTGTCTTTCAAAAGAAAGAAGCTGAAAGAAGAGAAAAAGCAGCTCTTGAATATGCTCAAGGAATACAAAAGAAATTTGACACTAATCTTAAAAAGTTAAATTCTACTGATGAACAGTATCTTAAGGAATTAGATGCAAGAGTAGATGCTCAAAGAGAGCAGGTCAAAGTAGCTTTACAACAAGCTATCGAAAAGCAAGATGCTTCTCAAATTATGGAAGCTAACGATAAGTTAACTCAATTAGCTGTAGAAAAAGAAAAAGCTAGATTAGAGTTAGCTAATCAAGAAGAAAAAAAGAAAATAGAAGAAGAAAATAAACAACAAAAAAACGTACAAGCTAACACCTCAAACAGCGGAACATCTGATTCTATGCCTCAAATAACTCCAAAAGCCAAGAAGTGGGCAGAGGAGAATTCATGGTTTGGAAACGATGAAGTCATGACTAATGCTGCAATCACTATTCACAACAATATTTCTCAAGAGGGTATTGAAGTAGACAGTGAGGAGTATTATAATGAAGTAAATTCAAGACTTAGGAAATATTTTCCAGATAGTTTTGATGCTGCTAAAGACGAGCCAAAAAAAGAAGCACCTAAACCCGTTCAAACTGTTGCTTCGGCTGGTCGTAGCCAACAAGGACGCAGAACTGTGAGACTCACAAAATCACAGGTAGCAATTGCTAAAAGATTAAATG